ACTAAAGGAGCCTAATCATGGCAACAACATTTACAACAACCATCACGGCTATGTACACAGTGCAACAGCCCGATCCCAACTATGTGGTTAACGCCATTTGGAAAGTCACTGGCGTGGACGGACAGTACACCGCTGAAATTGATGGCAACACCATCTTTGACAGCCAGCAAGAAGCAAACTTCATCCCCTATGCAGACCTGACAGAAGCCACGGTAATTGATTGGATTCCAGCCAACCAGATTGCAAGCGCACAAGCGTGTGTACAAGGCCAAATCGACAGCATGATTACCCCGCCTGTCAGCCCATCCAACACTCCACTGCCTTGGAGTGCATAAATGGAATATCAGGCGCTCATTAACTCAGCAATTGGATTGTCTTTTACTGTAGCGGGTTGGTTTGCGCGTGAAATGTGGTCTGCTGTCAAAGAACTGAAATCAGACTTGTCTAAGCTGCGTGAAGAACTCCCAAAAACGTATGTCGCCCGTGATGATTACCGTGATGATATGCGTGACATCAAAGAAATGCTCAACAAAATATTTGATAAATTAGATTCCAAAGTAGATAAGTAATGCTCGATCCGATTACCATCGGTGCGGCTTTTGCATTAGCCAAAAGCACCATTGCGGGTGTGCAAGAAGCCATCCAGATGGGAAAGGATTTGCAAGAATGTTCTGGCGACCTAATTAAATTCTTTGATTTACACGCCACTGTTGAAAAGGGTGCTAATCACGACAAAGCAAAAGCATCAAATTCTGAAATGGCACAGGCTCTTGAGTCTGTAATGCAAGCCAAAGGTCTTAGAGATGCCAGAAAAAAATTAAAAGAGCAATTGATTTATTCAGGTCAAGGCGATGTGTGGGAATCTATTGAAGCGGAATACAACCACATTGTTGCGACACGGAAACGGGAAGAACGGGAAGCAGCGGAAGCAGAAAAGAAACGCAGAGAAAACCTTGCTGAAACGCTAAACATTCTGTTTATGGGCTTTCTTGCAGTTGTTCTGTCGGGCCTCATTATGTGGGGAACATTTGAGTTTATCGTTTACAAGATGAGGAACTGATATGAAATGGTCTTTGCTTTTATGTGCTTTATTGGCTGGATGTGGCGTAGGGTCTGACCCTGTTCCTACAGCCAAAACAATGGCTGTCCGTCTGGATGCCAACACTGTTTTGCCTAATCCTTTTGTGCTTGGCCCTAGCGGTACTCAGGCAACCCCTGCATCAGCGCCTGTGGTCACATTTGTGTCTGGCCCTGTGGTTGGCCCTGTTGCTGTGACTAATCCCCCCATCGTTACCATGCTGATTCCTACGCCTATCTGCACAGACGGGTTTGTGATTGGCCCATGTGTACCACAATATGCTTGCCGCCCTGATTCTTCAGGTTTTGTTGCTGGCCCTTGCGGGAATTAATATGAGCTGGTTAGAACAAATCGCCCCCACTATCGCTACCGCCCTTGGTGGCCCATTGGCTGGCCTGGCAGTAGATGCTGTATCCAAGGCTATCGGTATTGATCCCAAAGACGTTCAAGCCACGATCAGTGAGGGTAAATTGACCTCCGATCAGATCATGGCTATCAAGCAAGCTGAAATTCAAATGGCTGCTCGGGCTCAAGAGATGGGCCTAGACTTTGCCAAACTAGGCAATGATGACCGCAAATCAGCCCGTGATATGCAAGTAGCTACAAAAAGCTATCTACCCGCTACATTGGCTCTTGGCGTAACTGGTGGTTTTTTTGGCATCTTGGGTGGCCTGATGTACGGTCAGATTCAACACGCCCCTCAGATCGACATCATGCTTGGCTCACTAGGCACTGCCTGGACGGGAATCATCGCTTTTTATTTTGGTAGCAGCGCAGGCTCTCAAGCCAAAGACGACCTTCTTCATAAATCTACGCCAACAGTATGAAAGACAACTTCCAAAAATCCCTTGCCGCAGTCCTTGTTCACGAAGGAGGGTACGTTTTTAACAAACTTGACCCTGGGGGAATGACAAACCTAGGCTGTACAAAAGCGGTTTGGGAAGAACATTGTGGTCACCCAGTGGACGAGAAAGTCATGCGGGGATTGACCCCTGATGATGTTGCCCCGTTGTATAAAACAAAGTATTGGGACAAAGTAAAAGGTGACGATCTTCCGGCTGGTGTTGACTACGTTGTGTTTGATGCAGCCATCAACAGTGGCCCAGGAAGGGCTGTAAAGTGGCTTCAGGCGTGTGTTGGTGTAGAGGTCGATGGTTCACTAGGCCCAAAGTCTTTAGCCGCTGTAAAGGCGTTTGATCCCAAGCATCTGATTAGCGACTATTCCAAGCGCAGATTGTCCTTTCTAATGGACTTGCCAACATGGGACACATTTGGCAAAGGCTGGACAAGGCGCGTAAATGAAGTTGAATCTGTTGGATTAACAATGTAATTACTGCGTCACATTGCGCGTTTTCAATACCTCCATGTTAAAGCGCGTTGATATTCGCAAAGAGTCCGTTCAGGTACGACTGTCGGCACTACAAAAGATTTGCCTACCTTATGACCAGCCTCTTGACACTAATTTTGGGTCTTGGTGGATTGCTTCTAAAGATGGCAGGGATATTGGCTTTGCGGGTCTTGTTCGTAGTGTGTCTTGGGCTGATTGCGGTTATCTGTGTCGCGCAGGCGTTGTTCCTTCTTATCGTGGACAAGGCTTACAGAAGAAGTTTATTTATGTCCGAATCCGACAAGCAAAAGCTCTCGGATGGAAATGGCTCATAAGCGACACAACGGAGAATCCTGCATCCGCAAATAGCCTGATACGTTGCGGTTTCAAGATGTTTGAACCATCTAAACCTTGGGGTTTTAAGAACACCCTATACTGGCGAAAGAAACTGTGATGCCTGCGTCAAAATATACAGATCAACAATTTATCCAAATGATTGAGACTAGCTCAACAATGAGTGAAGCTGCTCAAAAAATGGGGCTTGATCTTTCGGGTATAAACAAAAGACGCAGACGCATTGAAAACCGATTAAAAATCAAAATTGAAGCGCCTCAAAATACGGGGCGTTACAACCATCTTCAGACCGCCCACGTTCACCCACAGCGCAAAGACCTTGGCATCTTGAACGGCACGGTCATTGTCTTCAGTGACGCACATTTTTGGCCTGGTGTATATACAACGGCCTTTAAAGGTCTGTTGTGGGCTATCAGCGAACTAAAACCCAACGCAGTGATTGCCAATGGTGATATTTTTGACGGGGCCGGCATCTCTCGCCATCCCCGTATTGGTTGGGCAAAGTCTCCTTCGGTAATGGATGAATTGAAGGCTTGTACTATTTCAATGGGGTATATCGAGGAAGCCGCCAAAGCCGCCCGTCACAACGTCAAGCTGGTTTGGCCTTTGGGTAACCATGATGCGCGATTTGAGACGTTTCTAGCCGCTAACGCCCCACAATACGAACACGTTAAAGGCTTTACCTTGCGTGACCATTTTCCTGATTGGGAGCCTTGTTGGGCAGTGTGGATCAATGAAAGCACAATCATCAAGCACCGATTAAAGGGAGGCATCCATGCTACCCATAACAACACCATGTGGTCGGGCAAAAACATCGTCACAGGCCACTTGCATAGCTTAAAAGTCACGCCGTTCAGTGACTATAACGGCGTGCGATACGGTATTGACACCGGAACATTGGCTGAACCCTACGGCCCACAATTTAAAGACTACACTGAAGAAGGCCCATTGAACTGGCGTAGTGGCTTTGCGGTGCTGACGTTTGTGAATGGCAAATTATTGCTGCCTGAGTTGGTGACAACACACGACCAAGATTCCATAGAGTTTCGAGGTCGTGTGGTCAGCCTTAAATAGCTTCTTCTGTTTGTTCTTCGGACTCGTCTTCTGACTCATCTTCAGTAACGTCCCAAGCACCCATCCAGTTATTGTCTTCTTGGAATTCAACGAATTCTTTGAGAACTTCAATAACGTCAAAATCGTTAGTCTCAACAGTGATAGTGCCGTTACCCAACCAACCAATTGTCATTTCAAACTTAAACATGATTGCTCCTAATGCAGCGGGATTGCTGCATTTGCTATCCTAAAAGCTAAAAATGACGATTGGAAGACGCAAAATAATTTACTGAGTTACTTCTGGAACTTGTTGTTGGGTTTTAACTTGATGTTCAATCTTTTGCATCAGTACATAAGCGCCTGATTTAGTGGGGAGTTCACCCAATACTTGCAAAATAAAGTTGATTTCGTTGGTTTCAAAATTAAGATTCATGTTTTTCCTTTAAACGCCATTCGCGTTCGTTGCGTCCGGTGTTTGATTTTACTTTGTTGCCTGTTTGCTCAATCATATTTAAACGTTCCATCTCGCTTAACCGCCTGGCGACTTGGTTGGGGTCTAGCGTTGTGTTGCTAGATATTCCGTCCTTACCAAGCGCACCATGCTTTGCCAAGCATTCGATGATTTCCGTCCAATGGTCTGGCGCTTTTTCTTTGATGCTCTCTGCTGCTTCATAACTCGTCACTGGGTCATCTTTCCTCACCCTTGGAAAAAGGTTGAGAGGATGACCGCCAAAAATATCTGATAGTTTCATGATTCGTCCTTAATTTAATGGGGTACTCGCTGCGTCTGTAAGCGTCCGAAGTTCGCACAACTTGCTTTTACAGCATCCGCTTTTCCCCGAATTCTTGGCAGACATTGGCCTGTACGATGGTCTGCCAGCACCGCCTTTTCACGCTGGAGCGTTAGGCCTTATTAGAAGTCTATATCATCTGATTTTGAAAATCCACCATCTTTCGGACGGGGATCGTTGATATATGCCCAACCAGACCAAGCGCCATCCATTACTGGAATAACGTCAATCTTGAGCATTTCACCGTTTTTGGTGTCGATGATTGAGCCGATACGGGTATATCGGTTCTTCTCTTTACCAGTTGCATCAGTGTATTTACCAGTGATGACGCTGAGTTCTTTAAGAATGGTTGCCATTTTTTCTTTCGTTTAGTTTCACAATTTTTGTTTCTAGTTCATCCAGAAACGCTGTCACTTCGGTTTCCAGCATCCGCACATACGCAAGATCAAAATTGACCCGTTGAATGAATAGCTGTAAACCCTCGGGCATTCTAGGGTCAAAACTTACAAAGTCACACCACTTGCGTTCAGTACACGCCATTTGCCACTGCATTTGGGTGATGTACTTGCCAGGCACTTTGTCGCTCAAAATTGTTTCGATATGTGTATTCGTTTGGGGCGCTTTTATTTCAATCAATCCATCATCCCCTACAAGGCCATCAGGAGACGCACCAGCCTCTGAAATCCTTGGGTGAATGACAAAGCCTGTCTCGTCCACTAAAAC